AAAAGGTAGAGTCAAACTCAATCAGTTAACCGAAACGTTAATATTTGCAACCATGACCATAGGTATGGGAGACATAACCAAGGACAACTGGAAAGAGTTTTACGGTCGTTGTGTGATATTAGAAACAGGTTGTTATAAAAATCAGATTGAAGTAGAAAGTTTAGAACCTGTCTGGGAGTGGGAAATAATTTCTCCCAAAGATATCTACAAACATATCGGACTACATACCAACGCTCCAAAGATGACTAAAGCGAAGTTTGCGAAACACGCTTATGAGTGTCGTATGAGAGATTTATATTACAAAGCAGAGCGGTTTGGCAATGGGAAAAGAACTGTGAAAAAAGATCTTGATGAAGCTCAAGCAATGGATGATCATTTCATGTCACTACAAGACGAGGAGGTGGTGTAATGCCAAACCATTGTAGCAACCGTATTGAAATATCGGGGGAACCAAGAGATGTCAAGAGAGTTAAAAAATTCTTAGAAAATAAGGACACAGATACTTGTTTCGATTTTAACAACGTTATTCCTATGCCTGAGGAGTTAGAGAATACTTTAGTTCCTGTACCAGATCCAGAGACTTTTAAAAACAGACGTTTACGCAAACTATATGGAACTGATAACTGGTACGACTGGAAAAAAAGTAAATGGGGAACTAAATGGAATAGTTACAACGGTAAAATAGACGATGAAAATGAAGAGTATATTGTTTATACATTTGATACCGCATGGTCGCCACCGGAACCCGTTATACACGCTCTACGCGAAAAGTTTGAAGAGGTTGACATAACGGCATTCTTTGACGAGCCCGGAATGGAAATAGCAGGGTACTACTGATGATATTAGTTAATGTTGGAATCCAAGACGGAGAAAGAGAATATTCTGATTGGACTTATTACGAAAACTTTAATCAAACTGATTATTTAGAGGGAGAAATAACCGATAGAGAAATTTTATCTGAGTTTTTGGGGTTAAGCCTTACTGATGATGATTACTTTGATAAAGATGAAGAAAAGTATTGGAATGATACAAGTGCTGTTTGGGTAAATAATGTTTTGAATATATCTGAACAAGACTTAAAAACTCTAAAACAATATGGAATTTTATAATAGTGATATGATTTATGAGATTTTTAATACCATAGGAATGATACTTATACTCTGTATCGTAGGCTACTTGGTATATGAAAGCTCAATAATGGTGTCTGAAAAGAAATCAAGATACAGAGCTGGAACCCATGATTATTATGATAACCCGATTGAAGAGGAGGAGATAACTGATGAGTGAAGAAGACTACATCGGATTTGCATTACACCAAGAGGAACTGTTAGAACGACAGTGGTTAGAGCAAAGCAAAGACTGTACTATACGCAAAGTAGAGCGGTCATCACTGGAGTCAGACTTTACCTACGGAGTACTCTACTCTACTGAATTCGCTGAGGAGCGACGCTGGTATAAGAGCGAAGAAAAACGCGACGAATACTTTAAGAAACTAATACAGGAGCGAGACCATGAATGAAGAAGAACTCTATCTCAAAGTCATCCAAGAAGAGCAAGCATATCAATTACTTATGACTAACGTGTCGATAATACTAGCATTTATATTAGCGAGTTGTTTTGCGATTTATTTATATTTCAAAGACCGTGGTTAGCGTCTACTGCGTTTTCTTTTACTGCTTTTACTCGTTTACTATCTACGCTATACTATAGGTACGCGCGCGGTTATAGGCGCGATTTATAACTAGAAAGGGAGAAAGGAATGAACTGCAAAATATGTAGTGACGCAATACCCACCGCCCGAGTCAATATAGGATATGTGACTTGCCTACCCTGCGGTGATAACGTAGCCAAAGAGCGCAGCCAGCAGCGACAGAAACAGAATGCACCGCTCTATAATAAAGGACCATACGGATATATTACTATTAACGATACTAAGACTATTGGGAGATAGAGAATGAGCGAACTCTACGAATTAAGGGTTTACCCTAAACCGGAAGACGCATACGAAGATGACGGAAAATTTCATTTAATATGGAAGTATGTAACATTAGACCAAGCGAACAAACTGATAGACGCATACAAAAAAGTTTATGATTTAATGTATGCTCCTGAAGACGTGGAAAACGAAGTAGGGAATATGTATACCCGTGAATTGACAGACGACTCAATAGCTGAAAGTCTTGCAATAGGCGAAGCCGTTGCAGTTAGCCATACGGATGGAAAGAAATACTTTACACCTAGAGACGGTTTCGACTGGATGGACGTAACTAAAGTAGAGGCAATATGAAACTATACGGCTTTAATCGCTTGCGTTTTCTAGCGTTGGTATACTGCTTTTACTCGGGTAAAATCCCGCGTATAATAAACCTTTATATAGGGCGCGGTTAAACGCGATTTTTAATAGAAAGATAGAAAGGAGAAAGGGAAATGAGTGAAGAATATGAATGGACGCCATTTGGCGAATCGCTAGATGGAAAAACCAAACTTTCATGGCAAGGAGGTTGGACTCCAAGAAATACTATGGAAGATCCGATATTACGAGAATTTTCAGAAAAGTGTGATTACTACACTTTATCGAAATTCTTAAACATAGATGTGGCGATTGCTACTATAGATGGATATTTATACATAGTAGTGGATTGGGAACAAGATGATTATGCTGAACACAGCACTAACAGTATGTCATTTAGAATTGAACTTTAATCAAAACTAGAAAGGAGAAAGGGAAATGTACGATAAAGATTTAGCTATACACAAGACTAATTTTCCGATTATTAAATTAGGCGCTAAGATACCATTTGTTGATGATGATGGGAAGAATCCATTCGACTTAGTTATTACTAAGATTGATTTAGAACCTAAGCATACCGTGGCGACTATGGCAGAGAAGAGAGACGGTCCATCGATTTGTTACTTACATAATACCATTAACTATAAGGGGGAGGGAGCATGAATATTAAAGACGTAGCGGCAATCATCGAAGCATACGAAGATATGCGAATGGGCGGCGAGGTGAAGTACATGGAACAAGTGTACGGATTATCCGGAAATCATAAGTCGTACTTAGAAGAAAAGCACCGACGGCACATTGACTTCAGACCGTTTAACGGATACTTAGATGGTATACGGAGAAAACGTTATGCTTCAATGATATTGGAGCACGCGGAGCGGTTAGCTAAGATGGAGGAAGCATCATGAAGAACTGGTAGATAATAAACAAAGGTTTTCCCTTACCCTCATCGGAGCGATTCGATGGGGGTTTTTTAGTTATAAAACGGATTATTAGATATTAGTATTGTTATTCTGAAAATTAAAAAAGTTTTTGAAAAAAAATAACGAAAACTACTAATAAGTCTAATAGAGTAATAGAATCGATCTGTATGTCTCATGGACAGTGGAAAGAGGTGAAGAGCAAAAGTAATAGAATTCTATTAGTCTATTAGAAACTAGAGTAAGATTACCTAGAGGGCATGAGAAAAGTATTAAAAAGATTCTTTTTCTATTAGAATTGTAATAACTCTATTACAAACGAGGAGGGTGAGATGAGACAGTTGAAATATACTTCATTGGTTCCGACAGAAGACGGTAGTGCATTCATTGATGACAAGGGTAAGGTGTGGCAACCACTCAATTCGAAACAAAAGAAGTTCTGTCGAGAATATTTAAAAGGACAAACCGCTACGGACTCTGCGATTAAAGCGGGCTATACCAAGGATCGCAAGGGCGCCAAGACACAAGGAAGTGTTTTACTAAATCATAACCCGATGGTGCGAAACTATCTCATAGACTTGGAAATCACCGCCTCACAGAAGGATGCTATTTCTCTAGAGAACCACTTGTCCACGCTCCACGACCTGCGGGAAGAAGCCAAAGACCAAGGACAGATATCCGCAGCGATTACCGCCGAGGTCCATCGAGGCAAGGCAGGTGGACTCTACATCGATCGACGTGAGATACTGACCGCGAAGATCGATATGATGTCCAAGGACGACATACTCACTCGACTCGAAGACTTGATCAAGAAGCGAGCGACGCTGATCGAGGGCGAAGTGATCCGCGAACGACTGACCGATTGAGCGAGCGAGCCACTCTACTCTACTCTATCACTCTACTCTACTCTACTCTATCACTCTACTCTATCCTTGGACCACGGACCGCGAGTCCCTGACCCTGACCCTTTCCCTCTACTCTATCGCTCTACTTGATTCGTAGACCGAGCGATTGAGCGAGCGAGGCGCGCCTGTCTGTGTCCGTCCGTCCGTCCGTCCGTCTTAAAATCCTAAAATCCTTGTTTAAATATATATATAAATAAATAGTAAAGAGGTATATACATTACTAGTTTATTAGTGTAGTCTTATATATGTAGTTAGCAATTAAGTTAATTACATAACTAAAAAGGATATTAACCATGGTTAATAAGTTAAATAAAAAAGAAGTTACATCAACAGTATCATCAGCGTTAAAGGCTGAGATTAACAAGTCTAACTCTAAGCGCGGTATTCCATTACCTGCTGATTTATCAGGGGTAGATGTAGTTACTCCGAAACGTGCCGGTTCTAAGAGTACGCTTAATGATGATCAAGTCTTAGTGATAACGCAGTACGGCTTAGCGTTTTATAAAGCGGGTACATTACAAGCTCAATTACATAATGTGTTCACTATCATTCTTAATGCTGTTAAGGCGGGTAACTCCCCCACTCTTAAACATGTTGAAGATACATGGAATAGTCAGTATGGTTCAATGGTTGGTAAAGGTAGTCAAGACTTTAATCAAATATTCTTCGGTAAGTATAAAGGGGTCTGTTTTGGTACTCAGTCATGGAATGTTAAAGGCTTTAAGGAAAGCGGGCGTCAACAGTTAGCTAGGTCATTAACTGGTTCTGATAACGGTATATGCCAGTTATTAATGGTAGCCTAATTAGCTAACCCGCTAACTTAAGTTAGCCTAACAATAGCCCTCAATCGAGGGCTATTTTTTTGCCTATAGCATAGCTGATTAAGCGTATACGCTACTCTACTGTCTACCCCTACCCTAGTATATACCCAGACCCCTATACCCCCCTAGAAAACGCGCCGCGGGTCCCACCCGCCCTCCCTTGGTTCCGGACGCTCGGTTGCAACTACTTTACAAATAAGTCCCTATCAAAAAAATTTTGCGAAAAAATATTTTACGAGTATACTTTTGCCATGGCTGAAGAAACCACTGAAAACAGTTATTTACAATCTATGTTGTCTCAAATAGAGAATGCAGACATTAGCAACCCTGCCGCTATGAAAGTAAAGATGTTATTAGACATGCTTCCTTCTGAAGATAAATCCGCAGGGGAGAATGTATTAGATATTGTTTCTATGCATCCGGGAATCGCTGGAGTAAAAGTCGCTGAACCTATTTTAGAGATGATGACTCCCGCGATGCGTGGCATGATGAAATCGAAACAAGGACAAGCAAAATCTCGCAAAACCACAGGAGTTCTTCCGGGAAAATTTACTGGCGGTTCTAGATTAAACACTGAAACTAGAGAAAGTGTCATGGATTTTTATAAAGAAACTAAAGGCGGGGCTTTCCTTGAAAATTTAAGCGATGAAACCTTAGCAGCGTTAAACGCGAACAAAG